AAGCTCCGTCCACCGGGTCTCCTCTTCGGGAGTAAACTTAGGATCGTCGCGCTTATCCGCGCCGTCCTTGATTGCGCGCAAATCAGATATAACTTTGTTGCGAGCTTGTTTCAGCTCTATAATTTTTGTCATAATAACTCCTTTTAGTTTAAAATAAATATCTATCTATAAGACTAAGTTCTTTTTCTCGGTTTGCGCGGATTTCTGCCGCAGTATCTGTTTTCGGCGCGTTCCGCTGTTTAATTTCTTTTACAATGTTTTCAACACTTCGTAAACTAACCTCAGTGCTTTCGTATGCCGGATTAGTAACCGGCCCCACTTCATACAAAGTAGCTTTAGTAATTTCCCGGTGCCAATTGTCTTTTTCATCAATCGTTATGATCTCGCCCTCTTTGTCAACGTCAAAAGAAAACGAGGCCCCGCGTACATTTTTCCTTTTCAGATTCTCCCGTAAATCATTTCCGTATGTGGTATCCGGAATAGGAGATTTAAAACGTAAACCATCCGCTTCGTCCTTCAACTCTAAAGCCGGATCGCTTTCTGTTGTTGATAAAACAAAAGAAGGATTGTGATTGAAAAAACTCTTCTTTACAGATCCGTCTTTTAACGAATCAGACAGGGCACCAGATCGTATTTTCTCGAAAAAACCCGGCCAGATTTCGACCTCCGTATCATAAACGATACCTACGCCTTCAACATACTCCTGCGCGTCATCTTCGGAACCAGACGCACGTAAATTGACATCCCTATTAATTACACGTATTTCTTTTGGCATATTATTACCCCTTTTTAGTTCTCACACGTTCGGTAGCAAAATCCAAATTCTGCATATTAAGTGGTACCATGTGAATTTTGCCTTTACCATCTGGTAATGGGTTTAAATTCTCCATAGCCCTTATTTCATCTATGCTCAACCAGCCGTTTTGAAAACCGGTTTTATACGCATTATATCTATCCGCTATCTTACCCCGTAAAAGCCCGCCAAGTAAAAATTCAGCGAATAAGTTTTTACGTTTTTCCCCTGAAATAACTTTATGTGTTAATTCTTGCTCCCACTGTACCAGCGTCGGGCGTAAAGTAAATGTAATAAACCCTAAACCCAACTCCTCTAAACCGCTACCCCACGTAGTTGATCCCTCGTGTTCCTGGATCATATGTAACGGCATGTTGTAAATCCGCGCCTGTTCGGTAGTCGTAAATTTTTGAGTTTCCAAATACTGCGCGTCTTCAGGAGGTAATCCTATACGCTCAAATTTAACCCCCTCTTCAAACAGCATAATTCTATGAGCGTTGCTCATTCCCTCATACTGATCACGTATTTTTTTCTTATAGCTCTCTTCGCTATCTTCATCCCCAAAATCAACACCTGAAATAACACCCGCCGGGTTTACTCCCTGACTGAAAGTTTTAGCCCCGAACTCCCGAACTGCTAATGCCGACCCGATTGTTTCCTTATGTAAACGGATAGGCGACCACCAGTTAAAAACATCAGTAGAGAAAAACGGAAAAGCAACCACTTGACGTGGTAACAAATTATAAGTTTTAGTTCCTGCATTTATAACATACCGGAAAGTATTTAGATCATCATTTTGCATACTGGTTGATACCCGCCAAGGCGGGATGGGCCATAACTCTATCCCACCATCGTTTTTAGCTACAATCTCAGAAATGCCCAGCCCCCAGGTGTGTTGATGTACCGCAGTTAAAAAACGCCAGCCTCTTGCAGTTTGGAAAGGATTAGCCCTATCATGAAGTAAAGTATATTCTGCTGTATCTGTAGCTTTTTCTTTACCTTCAGGTTTTAACCGTCTATAAACCGGTAGCGGTAAAGATGCTATATTTTGCGATATTATTCTTATACATGCGAATACTGTTGTCAATCCTAAAGCTTTATTTTCATTAACATCTACACCCGCATGTGTCTGCGACGCAAATAAACTTTTTAAAGTTTTCGGCGGGTTCCGTAAACTAATAGATTCTAAAGCTCTACTTAAAAAACTCATTTACAAAACCGCCTGTAATAAAAAGCATATAATAATAATAAACCAGCGACAATTAACGCCGCCGGTCTATTTAGGAGGAACATGCCCGAACAAAGCAAAAGAAACCCTACTACGATCATCACATCAGCAAACAAAAATTCTTTTTCTTTTCCGTCAGTTTTGCGCATACCTTGCCCAGGTTAAAAATACAATCTTATATATTATACGATTAAAATTACATAATGTCAACCCCAATCGCCTAATATTCATAAAATAGCTATACGCCCCCGCTTCTTTTTCGGCTTTTCATTAGCGATTACCCTAACGAAAGCATTTATTGTTGCAGCCGCGGGGTCTATACGTAATTTGGATGCTGCTTTATCAAGCATGATATTTTCAGAAGGCCCTTTACGTGTAACCGCGTTAGCCATCGCCATCGTTAAAACAGGATCATTACAGTGCATAATACGCCGATTTAACACTTTAGCCCTAAATTCTTTAGTAGCTAATGACAGTCCTGTATATGATTGAGGTATGTCTATAGGTGTGAATTTCTTTTTATCAAGTTCATGTTCTAACCACGTAGCAAGGTGTCTGTCAAAGCAGGCTTCACCTTTTAACCAATTATTTTTTTTATACTCCTCTATTGTCCAGTCTAAAACTGTATGGTAGTTGACTTCCGCCCCCGGGGTTAATGTAATCCAACCTTGTTCCACCCATAAACTATAAGGCATGCTGTCTTTATCTTCCCGTTCTTTAACGCGCTCTTCCGGCATAAACGAGTGAGATCGGACATAATACAATTCATCTATATCAAAAATAAAGCTTACAGATGTTAAATCGATCGTGGATGACATGTCAAACCCAGACACCGGGCGCATTTTTTGCGTATCTGGTAACTGTTCCGCATCAAAAACACCACATACAGCCCACGCCGCCATATCCATATAACCCTGATGTCTATTGTTAACCCAGATATTAAAATGTTTAGTTAAAACGTTGCGCATTTTTTCAGGCGCGGCTTTAGCCTCTTGGACTTTCTTACGTAAATAACGTAAACCTACCTCGTTCGAACAAACAATCGGGTTAGCTTTAACCCAACATTTTTCATCAAAAATATCATCTATAATTCCACCAGGCGGGACTTTACGCCCGTTAATAGTTACCGTCTCCGAACTTTCGTTTTTGTCAAGCTCATTGACCATGGCGAAATACGAAGGTATATCAAAAGGGATGTCTGGATTTAAAATTTTAGAAACCAAAGAGTATTCGATAGAATAACACGGGTGCAAAAGAAAAAAACCCGCTGTAGTTATGATACAAAGTAAAGGTTGCTCTCTCATACCCATACCGGAATCAATAACGTCGTACGCTTCCGTAGTCTCATGTGCATGATATTCGTCAATAATACCGCATTGTGGATTTAAACCATCGCCATTTCGCCTATCTTCATCGGATAGTGCTTTCATTTCAGAATCGGTTTTTATGTGGATTATCTTTTCTCTTGAAAATTTCCATTTACCTGATAGAATATCGCATTTATCCAGCATCTGCTTTGCCCCCTTAAGCACAATTTTTGCCTGATCTGCTTTAGTTGCTACACAGTAAACTTCAGAAATTTCATCTCTCGGGAGAAATGCTATTGTTTCATATGAACCGACGCACGACAACGATTGCGATTTTGCGTTTTTACGGGCAACCTGCCAGTACATTTTAGTAAACCGCCGTAAATCGGTTTCCGCATCATACCACCCATACACATTACCGAATATAAACTTCTGGATAATATGTGGTTCTATTTTTTGATTCCGTAAAGGACCTTTTCGATGAACAAATAAACGCATCCAGTTTAAAAAACCGCCGCTTCCGTTTTCTTCTGGGTTCTCGCCCGCACGTTCTGAATCAAAGATATAAGGGAAATCTGGATCGTGTCTGCGGGATCGATCCAGATCATTGAGAAAACGCATGCACGCCCATATATGTTTTTTACAAGCTAATACTTTACCCGATATAACATCATCCGAATAAAATTGAAGCTCATCGAGTAACTGCATATCTATACATGTCCGAAGCCTAATTTACTAAGTGGATCTTTCTTCTGATCTTTCTCCGGGATGCGCTTAGTAACGTTTTTTATCTTAGCGAGTGGGTTTAAAAATAATCTATCTTCAAGCGGTGTGAGCATAGCCGCGGTTTTTCGTATATCATAATCTATGTTTAAGTATTTACGTTTCAGCATTTTTTCTTCAAGTGTTAAATCTTCACGCGAATCAATTTCCTGCGCAGTTTCAATTAGCTGCATGTACGCAGCATATGTTAAACAATACCGCTCAATGATTGAAGTGTCCGAAGTTGACACAAATTCAATTTCATAATCTTTGTATAGCTTGATTAACCCTTTCCACTTTTTTGCCGCATGCTTATTTTTACGCACAGTCGCGGGCATTTTAAAATTCTGATCACCGAGGTGGATTTCAGAATTTTTACGTGCAGCTATCTCCGCTTTAGTTAACCTGTTCGGGTTACCGCTCAATACATGATAATCCGCAGGAAATGCACGACGTGGCATTTTTAAACCCCTTTTACTTTACAACATAATAATTTAGTTACGATCATAAAACGATATTTCTTCGTAGAAAAC